ATAGGGTTAAAATAACGACAATTATAGCCTGCAAGAAATGCTAATAGTTCTAATTCTTCGTCTGTTTTTATTTCATCTGTTAATTTGTTTATCATGTAGGTTTTCATTTTAGCACCTGTGTTTTGCCCTCCGAAGAGGGCCTTGGTTTATTAAGAAATTGCAAATACAGATTTTATAAAAGCCTCCCTTGCCTCTGGATTAGAAAAATACTTAGTTACGAACTGATCCATTTTCTTACATGCATGATCAATATAAGCATTAATCATCTTAGCCCTAAACTCTTCGGTTCCATTTAAGAACTGTTCAACGACCTTATCTTTCTTAATATCGTTTACAACAGACATAGCCAAACACCTAACATCTGCCTCTGATACATTCATCATTTCTGCCATTTCCTTAATAGAACTCATGATATTCCCTCCAAAAGTGTGTATGTGTGTTAAACTTAAATATACAATAACCCACCTAAACAAGAAAATCAAGAAAAAAGAGATAAACAAGACATTTTATTTTAAATAGACATAACTAACTGAAATCATTACATAAAGTATCATACCCCACCACGCCCCATCAATAATATCTATTTATAAACAAATAATAATCAATTAATATACCTAGATATCCATATAGACACACATCAAAACCACTGAATATCAATAAAAAAGGAATTATAGATCATATGTGTAAATACAAAAGGGGTACCAAACCAAAAGAAAAGAAGAAACTAAAGAAGACCCCAAAGAAATACTTTAATCGGAAGAAAGACAAAACACATATAGATAATAAGAAAGAACTAAACTCGACCATAATACCTGATACAGCAATAGTCCCACAAATAGTCTTCCCTGAAAATTTGGATAACGACCTAGAAGAGGAAGAGACAGACAGTATAAAGATAATACTAGCCAAGGCCATCAAAAAGATCTTGGTTAATAACATTCCGATACCAGCAGACCAAGCCAATACCCTATTAGAGTTATATAGACCCCAGATAGAGGATGATACAAGAAGGATTAAGGAAGCAAAGGAACAAGAAATACAAGAACAAAGAGAACAGGGAACACTATACTGTAATAAGGGTAAGACAGGGCACCCAACATTATATAAGCCTTGGATGTGCATACATGTAATCCAATCAATGTCGGTAGGCAAGGGGATAGGGGAGGCATGTATAGAAATGGGGTTGTTAAAGATGACGGCATTAAATATATCAGAGAGGGAACCAAACTTCTTTTATGCTTTAAATATCGGCATGGCATTAAGCAACCATTGGTGGAAACAACAGGGCAGGCTAAACATACATAATAAGGAGTTTAACAGCACCTTATATATGATGAATATGCAGAATAGGTTTGGGTGGTCCAGGAAGGTAGAGGGTAGTATTAAGCAGGAAACCATATCAAGAACAGAACATACTGAACGCAGGGAGCTAGTAGTCAAGAATGGAAACACAAGTAATGAACATACAGCCGAAGTCATCAGAATATTATCAGAAGCTGGTTATTTCCAATCCGAACCTAAGCAAATTACTGACGCCGAAGCTGAATAAGTATATACCTCATACCCCAACAGTTAAACAGACAGCCTTCCTTCTGTTGATGTGTAGGGATGCCTTTTATGGGGGTCCTTTAACTTTGGATAGTAAGGTGCTGACCCCTGATGGTTTCCGCCTAATGAGAGATATAGGGGTAGGGAATAAAGTTATTACCCCTAAAGGCAAAATAGTAAAAGTTACGGATATTCCATTTGAAGGAATAGAAGATACATATAGGGTCACTTTCACAGATGATTCTTATGTTGATGTAAGCGAAGGGCATAAATGGCGTGTATCAACTGGGGATTGGAGAAAGACACAATCCCCATGGAGAGATAAAAGAACGATTGAATTACTACAGTTCCATTAGTATCGAATGATATAAGTTTATCAGAGAAACAACATATAATATATCCTTATGTGTTGGGGGTGCTTATAGGAGACGGGACTATAACTAAAAAGAACCCGATAAAAATAACTAATGCAAAACAAGGTATTTATGATCGGATATCAAACGAATTAGTAGACGGATATCATTTATCTACTCCTTACGGTAGATTAAAAAATAACTATAATATCTCAAGGCCTGGTTATGGATATGGTCACAGCCCTAATCTGTATGCAGAGGAATTAAAAAGATTAGGGCTGTTAGGTAAAACCGCTGCATTTAAATTTATTCCAGATGAATATTTAAATGACTCAAGAGAAAATAGGTTAAATCTACTAAAGGGGCTGATGGATACGGATGGACATGCTAGGGTAAAAGACAAATACACAGAATATGGATATGCTACTATTTCAGATAAATTAAAAGACGGTATTATTTATTTAGTCCAGTCTTTAGGTGGGTTGGCAACAAGTACAAAGGAAGACGACTATTGCCACCGTGTTTATATAAGGATAAACGAAGATATTTGTGATGTAAAATCAAACTTTAAGGAAGGAAAAGAAATAAGTAGGATGATCACCGATATTAAACCTATTGGCAAAAAGAGAGTCAAATGCATAACCATTGATGATACAGACCATTTGTTTATCACTAACGACTTCATAGTTACAAAGAATTCAGCCGGTGGAGGTAAGTCAGATGCACTATTAATGGCTGCATTACAGTTTGTTGATGTGCCTGGATATAATGCAGTCCTTATAAGAGATACATTTGCGAATCTAAATAAACCAGAGGGATTAATACCAAGATCGTTTGAATGGTTAGGTAATACAGACGCAGAATGGTTCGATAATGTAAAGAGGGGTAGAGGGTGGTCTTTCCCAACAAGCGATCCAGAGAAGCCTGCAACGCTCTCATTTGGCTATATGGATGGACCAAGAGATCATTTTAATTTTCAGGGGCCTGCTTATCAGTATGTTGGATATGATGAGGTCGTAAATATAAGAGAGCATCAGGCCTTGTATCTATTTACAAGGCTAAGGCGATTAGTAGGCCAAGATGTTCCAATAAGGTTTAGGTCTGCATCTAATCCACCATCAAGGGAACAGTTAGCCAGGGGACAATGGGTCAAGGATAGATATGTAAATCTATTGACCAAAAGGAAAGATCGAATATTTATTTCTGCAAAAATGGACGATAACCCTTTCCTTGATACAGAAGAATATAAGATTACATTAGCTGAAGCCGGACTTGACCCAGTGACAAGGAAACAGCTTGAAGATGGTGATTGGAATATCAGGGCAGAAGGAAGGATGTTTAAAAGGCATTGGTTTCCAATTGTTGATGAAGCCCCAGTAGATATAAAATGGGTAAGATATTGGGACATGGCTGCAACAGAAGAGAAACCAGAAATAGGGGAGAGTGGCCAACCATGCTACACAGTGGGTTGTAAGATCGGAATGACCCCTGACGGCCTTTTCTTTATTAAAAGCATAGTCAGGGGTAGGTTAAGCCCAGGTAAGGTCGAGAGGTTGGTTAGACAGACCGCAGATGTAGATGGGGCAAGGGTAGTTGTATGGATGGAGCAGGAGCCAGGATCATCAGGCAAAGCAACAATAAGCCATTACAGAAGAAATATACTAAGAGGGTTTGAGTTTAGGGCTGATCCAGTAAGCCGGTCCAAAGTAGCAAGGTGGGGCCCATTTGCAAGCCAGGCTGAAGCAGGGAATGTAATTTTGGTTAGAGGTCATTGGAACGAGGATTTCTTGGATGAGATAGAATTGGCACCAGACGGTAAATACAAGGATCAGGTTGATGCAGCATCAGGTGGATGTACAAAACTCCATGGGGTTGATGGTGGGGCAACAGTAAGGATTGCAAGAATAAGGAGGGGGTAATGCTAGGTTTTCTTTTTGATATCAAGAAATCGTTTAAGGGTGGATGGACTAAGACAGATACAGATGGAGATAAATATTCTCCGTTTTTATATATCGGTAAGGTTGAGAAGCAAGACGGATCATGGGCTTATGTTGTGATAGTTGGTCCTTATTATTTGATAGGTAACAGGCGGCAGGGGAAGGATTGAAATAACAACAACATTGAATGAAGGGAGAAACAAATGGCGTACAATTCAAAAAGAGATACATTATCTCATATCTTGGCGGTAAAGAACCTGCTTAAGATAGTAGCAAAGCGATTAAAGATCAGGGGGACATGATAAATCCAAACTTTACCCTCCAGAGAAAGAGATACTCGATCAACACTCAGCAAAGAAAGGGATATTTGGTAGCAACGAATATAAACAAGGCCTTGTACGTATGGAAATTGCTTTAGGTCATCATTATGTCCATAACAGTCATCATCCTGAATGTCATCCAAACAGTATAGATGGCATGAGCCTTATTGATCTTACAGAAATGCTTTGCGACTGGGTTGCAGCATCAAGAAGAGATGAGGGAGATATATTCGGATCAATAGAGATTAATCAGGAAAGATTCAAATACACGGATGAGCTTAAATCCATACTAAGACATACAGCGGCTGCAATACTGGCAGAGGAGGACTAAACCAATGATAAAGATATTCTTTGATACAGAGTTCACAGGGCTACACAAGAAAACATCCTTGATAAGCATCGGCCTTATATCTGAAAACGGATACCAATTCTACGCAGAGTTCAAAGACTACGACAGGGATCAGATAGATAGCTGGTTAGAAAAGAATGTAATAGCCAACACAAAGTTCCTAAAGGACTACAGGCCCGTAACAGTAAACATGAGCGATAAATTAATAGAGATATATGACACCAAGGCAAACATAAAGGATGCGCTGGAAGCCTGGTTAAGAGGATTTGGTGTACCCCTTGAGATGTGGAGCGATTGCCTGGCATACGACTGGGTTTTGTTCAATGATATATTCGGTACTGCCTTTGATATTCCAGAAAACGTAAACTACATTCCGTTTGATATCTGCACCATGTTTAAACTGAAAGACATTGATCCAGACATACACAGAGAGAGCTTTGTAGCAGGAAGGAAGATAGATGATCCAAAGGGCAAGCACAATGCTTTGGCGGATGCTAGGATAATAATGGAGTGCCACAAGAAGTTGACTAAGGTAACGGAGGTTACCCAATGAGACATGCAATCC